CTGCACCTTTGGATGCATTATAAGCAAGTGAACAAGTCATTGGCATGTGTGCTGCATTACTAACAATATTTAAAATAGTTCCTTTACTTTTAATTAATAAAGGCAAACATGCTTTACTCATCATAAAAATTCCTTTGGCATTAGTATCAACAACCTTATCCCATTGTTCCTCTGTAAAATTTTCAAGCCAATCAATAATATTTACACCAGCATTATTAATTAAAATATCTAATTTATCTTCAGGAAAATAATTATCATGTGTATAAAAAGGATTTTTATTTTCTTTATTTATACCTCCATCAGACATTTTTTTAGTTGATCTTCTTACTTTTAATAATTCATTAAATAGTTTTATATGATCAGACTTTAAAAACTCTATTAATATTTTTGCATCAGCCCCTGCTAAAGAATCTTTAACTGCATCATTGTTACTTGGAATATCGTTATTGTTTATGTTACTAAATAATAAAGCAGCAAGTATAGGTGCTGTATCTGCATTTATATTAGCAAAGAATAACCTAGGGTCTTTATGATCATCTAATGCTTGGTTTAAAAATATATCAAAAATACTTTTAGTACTTCTATAAGATGTTCTTGATTGTATATTTGTTCTATTTCCTTTTATTACTGGTGCATTTATAGTTATATCTTTATCTTTTAATCGAAGATTTATTCGTTGGGGAATATCTATTGCATCACTTAATAAAGCAGAAGAACCAAATGGATCAATATCTATAGAGTTAGTATTAGAATAAAAAGCATTATGCACAGCAATAATACCAATAACTTTATTTCTAACTAAATTAATATCAATAGAGTTTTCTCTTCCTACTATTGAACCAAATTTTAAATCTTCATATATAGGATCAGATTCTCTATTAATTACAGAATCAAATGCATCTTTAGGAATATCACCTTTAACATTATAATATTCAAAGGTATCAGCATTAATCCACATAATATGTTCTAATAATAAAGCTTTGTTTTCTAAAGTATCTTGTAAATCTTTTCCTTTAGATTTAGATTTAAATACAAATTCTAAATTAAACACACCTTTTGGATTAACAACAACAAAGTTACCATTTACTAATTTATACATTCCATTCTTTATACTCTTTACTTTTCTAGCAAGTATTAAACTAAATCCTTTATCACCATCAAGGTCTTCTCCCATAGCTATACGAATACCATCTTGAGGAACAGCTACGTTAGTTTCAGAGTATTTATCACTAACAGGATTTTTTAATCTATTAAAAGAATGAGATGCATATGCACCAGATGGAACACGAGTTCTATCTATAATTTCTCCTGGTATAATATAAGAACCATTTCTTTTTTCTATTTCATGTTCTAATACATGATCAATGTCAGGAGTACCATCTTCTTTAACCCAGAACATATCAGCAAATATACTTGGATATTTTTTAATAAAATCTATAGCATCTTCTAATGAACTAAAAGGTTCGCCATTAAAATCAGTTCTAGTTTCATATCTTCCACCAACAATATTAACATTTATTCTAGCTAGTTTAATTAAGTTATTTCCATTTTTATCTGTTACTTCTTCATATGGTGTAAGCTGTAGGTCTGCTTGTCCCATAGTTTGAGTGGCTAATCTTTTACCTTTATGTGCTAATAATTTTTTAGCTTGTGAAAGTTTTATATTTAATATTTCTTGTACAAATCTAGGATCATTTTCAACATCTAATCCTAATGCATAAGCTTCTTGTAATGCTGGACTTGATGTTTCATTTATTATTACTTCTAATTCTGCTTCATCAAATCTTGATAATGCAGCTTCATTTCTTAACTTAACTGCTTTTAATCCATTATTTAAATAAACTCTTTGTATTTTTCCTAATGTAACATTATGTTCTACATTTAAACCATTAAAGTGTGCTTGTCTTTGACTAGGTATTTGACCATCATGATTAGAATTATTACTATGATGTAAGTCTTGAGATACAATTAAATTATCATTTTCTTCATATTTAATAATTTTAGGATCTTCATTGTTTTCCCAATTAGTATTTTCTAAACGACTTAACTTTGCACCTGAAGGAAATACTATTGCTTCTATTTTATTATCTGGATTATTTTTATTCCATGTATCTATATATGATTTTAATTTAGACATAACAGGATTAGAATCTCCAGCTAAATCCATATTAATCCAGTTTACTTTAATTAAAGTTCTATCTCCTGGTGTAGATGTAGATATATGTGCTTTTAGAGTATCTGTATCTTTTATTTCCATGTCATCTGCAATCTCTATTAACTTGTCATTAGTTAACATTGCTTGTCCATCAAATGCATCTCCTCCTGAATCTGTAATCCCTGGTATGTCTTCTATTTGAATTACATTTAAAGAGCCTCTATATCTCATACCATCTGTTAATATTTGAGATTGTCTTGCTATAATATTTAAAAAGTTAGCAGCAAGTTTTTGATCTTCTGACATATCTTTTGTTTTCTTATCTGATAACATATAATTAGATATATCGCCATGCATAGCATTCATAAGTATTATGTCATTGATAGCATAATGTGCTTCCATTATTTGTTTTTTTGTTAAATTTTTATCAGGATAAGATTCAATTAATTTAACAGGATCTATAAATAACTTTTTAGCATCTTTATTTTTTGGTAATAAAGCTAAAGCTTTTTTAGCAGCATCAAGTAAATTAGATTTTTTAGTTCCATAATATTCCATTAATACAAAAGGTGCTGCACCTTTTTCTCCAAATCTACCCATATGATGATAGTAAAGATTTTTATCTTTAAGATTTTTATTTATACTTCCTATTATTTCATTATCAAATATTTCTTCTATGATATTAGCAATTTCAGCACCTGACATATTAGCTACATCTAAATTTTCAAACTCAACACCATCAAGAAACATAACAAATCTTTGTTTAATATCTTTGTCTAATTCTTCTGGTATATTTAAACTTTTATATAGTTTGTCTATTATAAAATCAAAATGAGAGTCACCTCTTATTGCACTCTTTTGTGACTTTTCTACATTTGTAAACATTGGATTAGATGTAAATTCACTAATATCACTCTTCATTACTGAATATAAAATACCTTCAGGTACTCCATCTTTTTCTGGGAAACCAAATACTGTAACAGTTCTATTATCTATTTTTTTATCAACAGCAGCACCATGTAGTATAGCATCTTTTAATTTAGATCTTTTAGCTGGTCTCTTTTTTCCTGTTTTACTAACTGATATTTCTAAATCTTCTGATGTTAAAGTCATTATTCTTCTAACAATAGAATTATTTCTTTCTAAATTTATGTCAGCTAGTTTAGATATAGGTATTCCTGTGTTTTCTTCAACAACAGAAAGTATTATAACTATTTCTAAAGATGTAAGATCTTCAATATTTTTATCAACTATTGGTAATAACTTTTCATAATGCTCTAATTTTAAATCGGGATTATCATGAACATCTAAAATAGAGTCATACATTTCTTCAAATGGTAAAACTAAATTACTCATTTGTAATTTATCGCCTAGCTTTTTAAAATATCTTTGAACATGATTAGAAATATTTTTTCTATGAAAAGATCTCATATCTTCTAAAGAATTAGTTTGTGCAATTTTTTGTATTAATCTTTCTAATGATGTTACATGAGTACCTTCTTTAAACTCTTTATATTTTTCTTCTGAAGATATAGCATCAATAAACCAATCAGCATCTTTTAATCTAATTATATTTATAGTTCCAGTTCTTCTATTTGATGCAGCTATTATTTGTTGTTGTATTTTTCCTTTTAAAAATCTATCACCATGTGTGCTATCAAACTCCATATCTGAAGAAGTTGATTCTAACTGTTCTATTTCTTGATCCCCTTCTGGAGAGTTTTCATTAGGTAAAAAAGAATAAGTCATATCTGGATACATCATATGTAGTTTTTTTAATGCTCTTTTTCTTTTTCTTTCTACATTTGATTTATCATCATATGCTTCGCCTTCTAAAATCTTTAATACTTCGATAGCAATAAATTTTTCAGTTTCACTTCTTGCTGTAATTACTTTTTGTTTTACTTCTTCAATAGCTTCTTGTTTAGCTTCTCTTATTTTTTTAGACATACGTTTTAATTTTTTAGCAGGAGTATCAGGTTTAGTTTCAATAAATCTTTCAACTGCTCTTTTGCCAGTAGAACCTATATCTTTTTCTATTTCTTCTGCTATTTTTAAATCTGATGTAGACATTTCTTTTATTAGATTATTTTTAACTTCACCAGAAAAGTTTTGTAAAACAGCTACATTAAAATCATTTTTTTGTTTATCAGTAATTAAATCAAACAAATCATTTTCTAAATCATTTTCCCTAGAGTCTTGCGATCCATATCTATTTTGAACTAATGATATAAATAACTCAAAATCTCCTCTTGAATCTTGAGAGTATATACTTAAATAATCTAAAATTTTCTGTGCTTTTATTGCTTTCTTTGTAGGTTTACCTTTATATTTATATTTAGATATTGTAGTTAATTTACTTTTAATTGACTTTAAAGTTTTTTCAGCTGTAAAACTTATTAAAGCACGACCACCCATTAATTTTTTTAAATTAAGTTCTAACGATTCTTCTTCTAATACTCTTGCAGCACTATCACGTAAGCTTATCGAAGGAGTTATTATAATTTTATTTTCTACATTAGTTGCTTGAAAAATACCACCTGTTGTTCTACCTCCACCAGCTCCTTCACTAATTATAGTTTCTCCAATAAATATCTCTGTATCAGGTTGCTCTGCTAATTTTTTAATCATTGTATCAACAAAGCTTTCTAATTGAGATCTTATTCTTTTTCTTGAATTAGCTAAACTAGCTGCAGATACTTTTCCTTGTGGTGTTATTTCAAATTCATCAAACAATTTTAATTGTTTTTCTAGAAAATCTATTGCAGCTTTTCTTTTAGCTTCTATATATTCTTTTTTAGATTTATAACCTTGTTTTTTATACTCATTTGGATTAGCTAATGCATTATTATATTCTTTAATGTATGCATCATTTGATCTTTTAAATTCACCACTTTTAATTTTTTTATTAACAAGAGCTTCAGCTTGTTTAGTAGTTTTTGTAACATTAATTAAATTTAATCCTGAAAATAATCTTTTATATGTTGCACCTAACTCTTTATCTTTTTCTAATTCTTTTCTTTTCTTTGCATCTATTCTAAATACATTAGTAGTAACTTGTCTTTCTTCAACAATAGTTTGTCCTGTTTTATCTTTAGTTGTTCTTGTTCTTGTATCAGTAGCTACAATATTTGGTCTATATGGTACAATAATTTTACTATTTATTAAATTAGTTAATAGTTCTGCATCTTCTTTATTTTCAGCTAATCTGACAATTAATCTTTCTGAAACAATTTGTCTTACTGCTTTCTTTTTTATTTCTTGTGTTACTTCTGTTTTACTTTCTGCTGCTAATTCTTCAGCACGTTTATTAACTATAGAGTTTAAATCAGAAAGACTATCTATATTTAATCCTTGTTGTACTAAATATTCTTGTTGTTTACCTGGTCTTAATATAGCTCCAACAATACCTTTTTGATACCACTTTTTATTTGCTTCAAAGTCTAACATTGATTCAACAAACTCTTCTGTTTGTTCAAATGCTTCAGCTGCTTCTTCATCAGTTCTAAAATCTTTTTTATCTTGAAATGATAAGAAGTTATTTAACATATCTACTTGTTGAGAAAATTCTTCTTGTAAAGTATCGCCTCTTAATTTACTAACAACACCTGCACCTGCAGGTATAATACCTACAGCTGTTAATATTGCTGATGCTTCTTTAGGATGTAATACAGGAAAGAATGCTTTATCAACTAGATTTTCTGCATAAGACATTCCTTGTGCCTTACGTTCATCTGAATCTAAACCTAATATAGCAGAAGTTGTCATCTCAATCCATTCTTCTGCCGCTTCTTCAAATATACTTCCGTATTGAGAAACTTGTTTAAAGTCTTTCATTAACTGTGTTTTGCCAGATAATGATTTACCAATAGTATTATTATCAAAAAAATCTTTTGTAGTTTTAGCTACAGCTGCACCACCTAAAGTTTTGTATGCTTTACTTTTTACTACATTATCTTTAACTGGTTTAAGAAGTTTATGTACTCCAATATTTTTAAATAATTTTGAAGCAAGATCAAATCCTACAGTTTCTACTAATATAGCTAATACAGCTTGTGCTTCTTTCTTTGCTATATCTGCACCTGTAAATCTATCAAACTTAAACTTACCATCTTCAACATATACAGATTCTAATTCTTCATTTTTTAAATCATTAAATACTTTTGGTTGTTGAATTAATAAACTTCCTGGACCAGCTATTTTTAATCTAGCACCTTTAGATGCTACAAAAGTAGAAACATTTTTATGAAATGCATCCTCCATTAACTTTCTATACATTTGATTTTTAGTAACAGCTGGTATTTTTTGACCTTTTGCATCTAGTTTTTTAACTGTTCTTAAAATTTCTTTAGATTGTTCTTTTGTTATTTTAAATGGACTAGCAACATTTATTACTTCTTTACCACCTTTTAATTGAGTATATAATCCTCTAATAGTTTTTCCATCTTTAGATGACTCAATAATAGAAGCTATTTTATTACTAATTCCTTTTTCTAAAGGTTTTACAGTACCTGCTAATGCTCTACCTGGTACTAAAAATGATGCCATATAAGGTAATGATTCTAGAAATACATCAGATACAGTACCACCCCATGTATTACCTCTATATTTTTCTATTAAAGTATCATTATACCAAGATGCTACTTTTTTTTCAGCTGCTTCTCTTTCCATAGGATCAACATAATCATCAGCATCTAAACGCAATAATGTTTCTTCTATTTCATCTTCGTCTCTTTGTGACCAAGCAACAGCACCTGCATCTCCAAACATAGCACCTGCTGATGTTAATATAATACCAACAAGTACAGCAGGTATACCTACTACAGGTATTGCTGCTGCAGCAGCAGCACCTATTGCACCACCTACGGTTATACCTGCTACTCTTCCAGCTATATTTTTTTCTGTAGGATCAAATGCTTTCTTTATATTTTCTCCTGCAGTTCTATCTCCTTTTCTTTTAGCTAATCTATAAGCAGCAGCTTCATCTAATACATAAGAATAACCTTCAGGACTTTGTAATTTTTCTCTTAATGTATCTACTTGAGATGTTTGAGATCTGTTATCTGTTATATTTATAGATGGATATTTAATACCAAAATAGTTTTCTACTTCTTCAGTAGAATATGGACTAGAGTAACCTACTTCAAATGTTCCATCTTCTTTATATGCACCGCCTATATTACCATCAGCACCATTATAAATAGAATCTGTAGTAAATTCCATATGACTTGGCTTACGATATTTAGGACTTAATCTAGTAGATCTTACAGGACTACCAAAAGTTTCTTTATATAAACCTCTGTAATCATAAATACTTTCATCTAACTCTGGTACAAATCGTTTCCAGTTTTGATAATCTTGTTCTTCATCATCTGTTAGTTCAGTATTATAATCATTAGTATAATCTCTTGTGGATTCGTCAAATAATGCTTTTCTTGCTTCATTAAGTGCAGCTAATTCTTCAAAAATAAAATCTTCTTGAGTTCTTTGATTGTCTACACCTTCTTCGAGTGGGTTGTCATTAATCATTTATTTTCCTATTTTTTTTTAACTAAATATCTTTTTAAAGCAGTTGTTATATTTCCTTGTCTTATTGTATTAAATAAATTAGTTCTGTCTCTCTTATTTTTAACTTTACTATTAATTTTTTCTACAGTTTTATTCCAATCTATATTTTCAATTAAATTTAATATTTCTTGATTCTTTTTATTAGTTTTTTCTATTCCTCTTGCTTCTACTGTACTCATACCAGTTGTATCTGTTAATTGATATTTATCTAAATATACTTTTTCTATATTAACTTCATCAACAACAACTTCTTCATCAACAACTTCTTCATTATCATTATCGTTATCGTCATCGTCGTCTTTTATAGGCTTTGTTATTTCTGGATTTTTAGGTGGTGTATATTGAGCATTAAATTTACTTAATAAATCTTTCGCTGCTTGTTCCGATCCTACAATTTTACTTCTGCTAGAAAAGTTATTTAATTGTTTAGTTATCATTTCATATAAAGTTTTATTTTGTTCTTGAAGTCTGTTAATTTCAGCTTCATCATCAGGATCATCTATACTTAATTCATCTAATCTAGCATCATTTTGTTTTATAACTTTTAATGCACCATCAATATATGCATTTCCTATTTTAATTGCGTCACTTAAATCTTCAGATTTGTCTAATGATCTTGCAAAAGTTTCAGCCCATTCTTGACTTCTAATAAAGTTTAAATATTGAGGATCATTAGCATCAAATGTACCTTCCATAATTCGTTTTGGTATTGATGCTCCATAAGCTTCCATTTGAGCAGTTGCAAGACCAGTTTGTGCTGTAAATCTATCTGTTTGATCTTTTATACTTTGTAATTCAGCTACTTTATTACTAATAATAAGATTTATTGCAGCATTACCTTTTTCTCTTTTAGATTCACTTATAGATCCCATATCATCTGCAGCATTTAATATTGCAATATTATCTGCTGTGGTAAAGTCTACATCAGGATTAATTCCAGCGGCTGTTAATAATTCAAGAATTTTTGCTGCAACAGTATTAGTTTTTTCTCTAGTTGCCGACAAGCTCACATCGTTAGCTCTAATTCTTAAAAGTTTACCAATATTTGAATCAACATTTTCACCTTCTAGTAAACCACCTTGTACTACACCTGTTCCTACACCTCTTTCTGAATCTGTTTGAGGAAGACCTCTTTTTCCAAATCTTGGATATACTATTCTAGCTGTACTAAAATCAGTAATACCATCTTTTTTATCCACTACAACTCCAGCACGTATACCTGCAGCATTTGCTTCTTCTGCTTCTCTTTTTAATTCTTCATATCTTTGTCTATCTTCATAATTTTTTACTAGTTCTGATGGTGCAAATGCTCTAAAGGCATCTTCAGTTTCTAAACCTACATTATCTACAAATTGTTTTACTGGTGCAAGACCACTAAATTCAATTTCTGTTCCATCTTCAGCTGTTTTTATTTTTGTAGCGTCTGTAGAAAATGTTCCAGCTGAATAAACTCCTTCTTTCATCATTTGTTCTCTTATTGCATCTTCATTGTCTTTCATAAATAATTTTTTTTGTAAATCATCTCTTGCTGTCTGATCGTCTTCTATATTTGCACTTACATTAGGAATTAATGGACCAATATTTACTTGATCTATTGGTGTTGTTGGTTTTTCTCTTACAGGTTTAAATCCACTCATAGTTCTTTTAAATGTTGTTTTAGGCTTATCTATTTCTGGATCTTGATATAATGGTCCACCAATTTTCATTGAAGATCCTAATGAAACTTCAGGAGCTTCTGGAACCTGAAGTCCAGATATAAAACTTTCTTCATTAAGACCAAGATTTAATTTAAATGGTTTTCTGCCAGCAGCTCCTTCTAAAGCTGCTATTGATGCAGCAACAGAACCTCTTAAACCTTCTTCTTCTATTCTTGCTTCTTCCTGCTGTATAATTTTTTGTTCTTGTAAGGCTTCAGCTCTTTCTTTATCTCTTTGAGTTCTCATAAAAATTATCCTTTATACTATAAATGGCTTTACTGCTGGTTGTGCAGATATATCACGATTTATAAATCCTCTATATGCTTTTACTTTTAATTTATTCAAAAATTCTAAATATAACTTATAATGAATCTGTCCTAAATTAGGTTCTGAATATGGTTTACCTGTATCATTTAGAAACTGATACTTAACGTAGTTAATTACAGCTTCTCTGAACTCATGTAGATACATATCATCTATCATGCCTACTTCTGTAGTACTAACTGCTGTTAATAATTCAAAACCATAAGTTTTTGTTTTAGTGCTTTCACTATAAAGTCTTAACTTCTTTATGTAATTAGTTGTTGTAGATGCGTCATATATTTCTTCAATACAATAAGAGTGTGGACTAACTAAACTTTTTGATTTAACTTTTGATTGTATTTCTTGTGCATTCCCAGGTGTACTATAAAACTCATCTACTCTATATAAATTAACAAATCTAATTGTTTCTATATCAGTAAGAGTATGTGCAAATGATACACCAGATTGTCCTAGCTCTATATGATATAAATGTTCTCCAGCAGTTTCATTTATATATCTAGGTAATACTAGCACTCCAGATTCTACAAATATATGTTTAATCGCTAGGTTTGATCTATAATCTATTAGCTGTGCAGGTATTTGACCACCTGCTTTTAACCCTAATATAACTTCTGTTTTTACATCATCTAATGAGAAAGCCATAATTTTTCCTTGATTTTTATATCAGGGATAGTATGACGTATTATTTTTTGTGTCAATAGCTAGATAAACTTTCTATTTCTTTCTTTAATTCTAATATTTCTGGATCTTTAAAACATTTAATAATATACTTATTATCCTTAAAAGATTTCCACCTATTAAGTACATCCATTTGTCTAGCATTTCCATCTGCATATGTTAATAAATCAAAAGAAGAACCGCCTCCATAATTAAGACATTTATCTAAACAATCTTCATTTTTATTAGATAGTTTTAGTTTATCAAATAATATATTTCTATAATTTTTATCAGATATAAATCTATCATAATAAACTATCTGTTTATAATTATCTTTATATTGTATACATTTTTTTGCATAATCAATCCATGTTGTTAGATTAACTTCTAATTGTTTATCCATATCATTTAAATCATCTCTAAATCTAATATCTAATTTAGCTGCACTACATATATAATTTTCTGGACTTCTTAATAATAAAATAGATTGATTAAAATCAGAATAAATAAATTTTAAATACGGAGATACATCTGGATGCTCTAAATTTACATGTTCCCATTTATATAAAATAATCTTTTTATTAGTAGTATTACTTGGATTATAATTAAAATTATTTTCCCACTTACCTTTTCTAATTAAATTTTTATAATCAACTTTATATCTAGGTAAGTTTATTGCATTTAAATAATATACATCTCCATTTAATTGGCTATATATCCAATTTAAAAATATATTACTACCACTTCTTTTTAATGTAGTAATCGCATATTGTTTATCTATAAATAAATTATCTTTATATTCAGTATTAACTCCAGGTTTATATATTTTATATACTCGAAAGTAAGAAGGTTTTTCACAATTATTTTGTATATTGTGATACTTAATATAATCATCAATTTTAAGATTAGTATTTAATTTATAATTTAATTTAGGTATTTGTTTTTCTACTTCTTTAAAAATTTTTAAATCTTTTTTATTAGATTTTAATACAGATAATAATTTATTATATAGTATATTAGATATAGGAAACATTTTTAATAAAGATAAATTATTATAATAATGATCATATTTAATAAGATCTGGTTTGCTGCATATACTTCCTTCTTTTTTTCTACCTTCTTTTGAATCAGAAACATGATATGTTATATATTCTATTACTCTTGATGTTCCACTTGCTAACCAATTAGATATTGATAATTTTTGTTCATCCATTCCCCAACCACTACCAACACTTAATGGTTTATTTAAAACATTAATGTATCTTTCTTTAGAAAAAATATAACATGCTCCCATAACCATAGGAACTTCTTTTGGATAAGTGTCATTAGGATTTTCAATTATTTTTTGAAATATAAATATACTTGAATCATTTTCATATTCACTAGTTTGCTGAATCATAGTAGCACCAGCTTGAATTAACTTTTCTTTTTTAGGTCTAAATAAAGCATTTGTATAATGTAATCTAGTACATAAAATATCATTTGGATATTTGATATGTTCTTTTATAAATTTTAAATCAAAATCTTTTTCTGGAAAAATAATGTGAGCATCACAAGTTACTATTAAATTATTTGAAGCTGATATAATTCCAATATCTCTAGATTTAGATGTTCCTTGCTGAATAGGATTTTCAATTATTTTTAATTTATTTATTGGGTAATCTATAAAATAATAATTAGGATTATCTTCATCAAAAACTAAAACAATTTCATTTTCATAAAACTGTTGCTCTTTAATGTTATTAATAGTTTTTTCTAAATATAATTCATTTTTTACTGGTATTACTATACTTAACATTTTCTCCTTTAACTTCCTCCTTCTGCAGTTGTTGTAGTAGTGGTAGTAGCTACTCTTTCATTACAGAAGAATGTATAGCTTTCTGAATCAGAAATTGCAGATAGTCCAAAATAATTACTAGCTATATTAGGTACTGCTATTTGTAATGATACTGTATCTGTAAAAGTGTTTTGAGTTCCTCCAAGCCCAGCTCCCATTTCACCACTTAAATTATAATTAAATTCACCTAATGCTCTAATTTCAGCATTAGTTACAATTTGTAAACTATTAAAATTTTGATAGAAAAATCTTTGCGAACTAGTTGGTGCATGAAGACCAGTATATAGTATTAGTATTCCTGGTTGACAGAAGAATACTGAAGGATTAGCAGAATGATTTACAGAAAGAGTCGTGCTATCTAAATCTGTTATACTTATACTTATTTGTCCACTATTTACTGGAACAGCACAATCATCTTCTTCAGCACCTGTTTGATTATCAATAGGATTTAAATTAATACTTATATTACCAGTAGTCATTTTAGTAAAGTCAGCGTTTTCAAATTCAGGCACATTAGTCATTAAAAAATCTTCATCTGCAATAGGGTTAACTTTTAAACCATCAATAAAAGATATTCCAGCATATACAGTATCTGCTGCTCCACTTGTTACTGTATCAGTTATATCAATACTATTCCATCCTTCAGTAAAAACAGCATCAGAAGATTTAGTTCTATTACCTCTAAATGTTTGACCACTATCAGTTAAAGATCTTATATATACATGATAGCCAGTTATTGTTACAGGAACATTAGCTGAACCTAATGCTAAATTTTGTTGACCTCTTGATCTTGCTACAAATCCTGTAGTATAATTACCTGAAATATCTAATTCTCCAGCAGAGTATTCCATTTCAAGATCCATAAAACTATCAGCAATACTGGTATTGTCATCAGCTGTACAGTCTGCTTTATATTTAGCATTAACAGATGCAAAACAATATGCAGATTTAGTTTTACTAGTAGAAGATATAGCACTTATTGAAGCAGTATTATTTGTAGCAAACCAATAATTACCTCTTACATCATTTTGACCAAATGGATTTGCAGTAGTTCCAGTAATAAGACCGTCATTAAAACCTAATGCACAATCTACTTCCCATAAAGTTCTAGAATATCCACCACCTGCTAATTCTGCTATTCCATTTTGACTATCACAATCTGAAGTTCTAGTTTTTTGATTTACTGTACCTATACTTGTCATAGTATCTACTGTATTAGCATCACTAAATTGAGTATTTGTAGTACCTGTATGTTCTACTTTAATTTTTTGAGAATGTTCTATATTAGCTAATGCTAATAATTCTTCTATTATTTTTTTGTTAACTACAGGATCTGTTTGATCTCCTACAGTTACTACTCTTAATGCATTAATACCACTTCCTGAAGATCCTGGTCTAACAATATTACCAGTATTAGAATCTCTATAACTAAATCCCCATGTTTCAACTCCTTCATTAGTACTAATTAATCCAGCAAATTTACATAACTCATACCACCATTGATATATTCCTTCATCTATAGTTCCATTAGAGCTATTAAGTTCTGCAAAAGTTGGAAAATCATTATTAGTAAAAGTAACACCACTTGCAGATTGATCTCCTCCTTTATAAGCTGGATGTAATAAATATTGTATATTAGTAGCTGTAGTATAAACTTCTTGAAGCTTTGCAAAGTTAGCTGCTTCTAAAACTTGTTGACCTGCACTAGCTGTAGCAGTCATATTAGATCCTAAAAATTTTGCACGTTCATCAAATAAATCAATTAACTTTTGAGCATCAGATCTTTTTGCCCAACTCCATGCTGGAGTAGTTATATCACCTGATTCATCATATGTGTTTGTAAGTGGAAAGTCTGTTGATGTTGCTGTTTTAACAAATTGTGCAGTTAATATACATGCACCAGCTTCTAGTTCCCATCCATGTAACTTCTGTAACTTTCCAAAAGTTAAAGTATTTGTGATAGCCATTGCTTATACCCATTTTAAAAATTGTTTTTTAAATTGATAATCTGCAGCTAAAAGTGCATTGCCTTCATTTATATCTACTATTTGTAAAACTTTTCCATCATCTTCTGCTACATATGGTCCATCAGGTAAAGGATCTTTAAATAGTAATCTTTTTTCACTATCAGTTCCTACAACTTTATCAGCATCAATAGTAGATACTGGTATTAATCTTTTAGCAGCATCTAATTCTGATGTATGTTCTGGTTTTTTAATATCAAAAAGAGTATCAAAAAGTTTTTTTCTTTCTTCGTCACTTTGTTGTTGTTCTTCTATTCTAGCAAATTCTTCTCTTGCAGCTTGTTGTTCTTCTGCAGAAAAAAAACCATCTTCATCAGCTCGTCTTTGTTGTCTCATAAATGCAGATAATCTTCTTCTTCGATCACGTTCTTCTGCTTTCATTTTATTTATTGCATCTATTTCTTCACGGCTTTGACCACCAGTTACATTAGATTCTTGATATATTTTATTTATGTTAGCCATATTAGGTTCCTCCTGTTAAGCCATCAGTTTGACTTTCAATATCCATATCACCACCTTGAATTTTATATCTAGCATGACTTGCAATAGTTCTATTATCATTATCTACTTCTTTAGTACCTAATGTAGTAACTATTCTTTCAACTGCAAATAAATCTTTACTTAATCTTACTACACGAAATTGAGTAACACTTGTTGGACTTGTAGATGCTGTTTCTAATCCTGTAATACCTGCAGCAGTAAGGTCTGCAGCTAAAGGATGTCTAACAAAATATTTTCTATGTTTAATAACATTTTTAGTTCTTTTTGTTGATATTTCTACAGTTGAATATTTTGGTCCAGTAGTAGAAGTTAAGCCATCTAAAGCATCAGCTGGTTCAAAATTTAAAAGACCTTCATCACTAGTAATATAATTAGCTACTGTTTTTCTTTCTCTATCAAAAATTAAATCAGAAGATGTAAACATCCATGCATCTCCATCATCTTGTGGTGCTGTATAAATTTCTTCAAATAAATCATAATAATATAAATTACCTTGAACTTCAGGATTAACTACTCTTTTAACAGATTTAGATCTTCCACCTGTGGCAACAGTACCAGATACATCTTGACTACTAGGTAAACTTATAGCTTTAAAGCTACCTATATATTTAGTTATTCTTTCTGGTTCTCCATACTTTTGTATAAATGCAGTAGATGGATTAGAAATAGAGTTTTCTGTTGGTGTAGAAGTTCCAGCAGATCTAGATGTTTCATAAATTAATTGTACAGTAATATCTATCTCACCATTTTCTCTATCAGGTTTTTGTGTATACTCAACTGTTCTTCCATCTTGAGCATCTGTAATTTTTGATGGTTTAGAAATAGAACTTAATGAACCTGTTTGTGTAGTGTCTCCATTTTTACTAATATAATTTGTTGGATCTCCTGCTGTAGAAACATAATAATCCCCTGGAGAATCTTTATCAAAATAATATTGATCTTCAAAGTTTGATATATCACCAGAAGTCATATGATGTTTAAAAAAGTTTACTACAGTAACTTCTTCATTTCTTTTATAATGAAATATATATTCTTTAGTATTGTATCTAGATATATACCATCTTAAATCATATAGTCCTGTGTCACTTTGAAAGTCAGACTCTCTTGCAATATTAAACCAAGTACCAGTTAGTTGTGTACCACCTAATAAATAAATACTATCAGTAAATGTTTCAGATAAAGCTTCAGTTTCTAGAGCAACTATATTAGCAGGATTCACATTATACATAACGAGTACCACATTACTTGTACCTGCTTGATATGTTTCTCCACTTAACAATCTCCATTTAGTTGCAGACTGTGTAATAGAACTTGTAGTTATAGCATTAGGTGCTAGTACTCTATATATTCTTTGATCTTGTTCTCTGTAGTATGCATGTAAATGATGCAGATCACTATCAAAAGATATATCATAAAAAACTGATGGAGCATTAATTACTCGTTGAGTACTTTCATTTAAAAAGTTTATACATTCAGTAACATGCTTCGCTTCTATATTCTCCCAAAATAAAACAATTAAATTATCATCATATATACCTTCAGTTGTGGTAGATAATCTTGCATGTTTATTCTGCAATAATCGTTTAGCATTTTCAAAAGCCATCAAATACTCCCATTATAAATTTTATCTAATGCTACTGATGCCTCTCTATAAAATACATCTTTACTTTGTTGTGATAATAAAACTGATGCAGCTTTTTGTGATAAAGGAGTTATAGCCCAGTTTAACATATCTAATGTACTTGGACTTTTACTTTCAGGTTGATTAGAACCTGATGGACTTCCTAATGATAAAGAAGCATTTAAATCATTTCCAAAAGTATTATTTCTTATAGCTTCAAAAAAAGGAACTCCTGAATTATCAAATAAAACAAATTCATATATATCAAAAATACCATTAAAAGAATAGGGTTGATACAATGAAGGCACTGGAGATGGTGATGCATCAAGAGTACCAGTAACATTAGTTCCTGGTATAAGAAGATCGTCTACTCCAGCTACATCAAATATACCAGATGTATTTGAAATAGATGCTTCTTGAGTTCCGTCAATGCTTAATGTAATTGTATTTTGAGCTGTGCCATCTAATTGTATGTGGTGTATTTGACCATCATTTATTTTGCTTGTTGAAATAATTCCATAATCATCTGTAGTTGCAGATCCAGCTTCATCTTTTCTTATTGCTATTTTGCCGTCTTCTAATTGTCCGTAAGTCATTGGTTCGCCAACTTCATTGCCAGCACCTTCTGCACAAATTAAAAATATACCTCCATTTTTTTCTGTATTACTATTACTCTGATCTTCATCTTGTATTCTTATTGTAAATTCTATCTTACCATGTTGAATATTACTAGCAGTTATATATCCACCACCAGATGTTATTATATTTTGCCAATGAGCTAAATCTCCATCTAAAAATCTTTTTGATGATTTTACATCTGTAATATCAGATGGTTCTGTTATTACTATTGCAGAAGAACTAAATGCTTCTGGTCTTTTAGAAAACAAATCAGCTTTTGCAAAATTAATTGCATCTATAACTTGTTGGTCTGTAAATGTTGGAAGAACTCCATCTCCCTGTACAACTTGATCTACAGCAAATCCTCTTACTAATTCTGCTATTTTTTTTGCACTAGCCATATATTCCTTAAAGCCACGCTAGATGGGTGGGTAAAAGGAGGAAACCCTTCCACATCTAGGTAGCAAATTATTTAAAAATTTTAACTCCTAACACAATTAAAGTAGCAACAATCATTCCAAAGAACAATGCTCTACCAACAGTTAGAGATACATCATCAACTATTTTCAACATTTTTCCCAATACAGGTAGATGCTTACTACTAACGTATTTAGTAGCAGTCTCTAACCATTCCTTCTCTTTAACGCTTAAATCGCCATCTTTTTTTGTCATCAAACTAACCTTTTATTTTTGCGTAATACTATCAACAAAATACCTGCTGTAAATAGCAAACTTATTGCTGCAGGTTCTGGTATAATCATTAATTGATTATCACTTGTGATATTGAAGTCAACTGTACCTTTAACTTCAGGATCATATGATGTGACTAACGCAATCATATTGTTAGTAAATGTAATATCTGCTAAATAAAAAAATAGTCCTTCTTCTACATCTTCATTACCATCATCGTCTTCATATATATAATTATAAATAGATTGTTGAAAGTTTGGTAGTAAATATAAATAAGGATCATTATAATCATAATCTTCATTATTTGATCCTAAATCTGCTGCATAATTATCAAAGGTAACTGTTGCGTAACTAGGTGTAGATATAAAAAATATATCATAATAATGTTTTTCATTATCTATATAAATATATTTATCTTCTAGTTCGGCTCTTAAATTATATATTAAATCAGCTTCTGATTTTAATGAAGCTGCTAAAAATAATACAATGAATATAAGTATAATCCATATAACTTCTATTCTATGCCATAATTTTCTTAATATACGTTCTTTTTTATTCATTACCACTTAACCTTATGTGACCAATACCTTGCACTTAACTTACTAGGATTAGAATCTTGTGCATTATGTCTAGCATAATAACTTCTTTTCCTAGCTTTATCTTTAGCCGACTTTGGATTTTTACCAGCACCTTTAACACCTTGCTGACCAAACCTAATTGTTTTAATTTTATCTCCTACTTTTGCAACAACTACATGTGATTTAGTTTTATGGCTAGGTGTACGCTTTGGCTTATTATATCCACTAACACCAGCTCTTGCTAATCTTGGATCTTTCTTTTTAGCCATTATCTATATCTCCTAGTTTTCTTTGCAATCTTTTTAGGCTGCTTAACATGTTGCTTACCTTTTTTATTACCAGCAGCTTTAGCTTTATTAGTAGCTCTTTTTTCTGCAGGAGTTAATGCTTTCCATGCAGCATCTGGTAAATATCTTTTCTTTCCTTTACTAGGTTTACCATCAGAAGTTCTCCACTTTTGTTTGCCCCAGTTTTTTAAAGACCTTTGACTTTTCTTTAATGTCATTTCTTTTTACCTCTAGCTCTTCTTATTGCTTCTTTACCTGCTTTAGCTATAGCGGCTTGTTTATTTTTACCTTGAACTTTAGCTCTCTGCTCTAATACTGTAAGTATTTGTATCTTTCTAGCAAAGGGTTTATTTATTTTTTTAACCTTTGCTACTGTTGCTCTAGCATCAGCTTCTGTTGCAAACTTAATACTTACAGTATCTTTAGGGTTCTCATCTGTATATAAACGCCTGCCACTACCTTTAGGTTTTTTACCCGTTCCTACCTTTGGATCTCGTTTCTTTTTCATACTTTTACTCATATAAATTATTAAATGTTATAGAGGGATCAAGATAACTTTCATGTCCTTCAGCAGAATGTGACCATTGTGATGGTTTAAAATCAGGTGGTCCTTCTCCAGTAACCCATAATGCTGGACTTGTTGCCCTTACCCTATTATTTGGCAATGCAACCATATTTCCTTTCCATTGGCAATCTTCAGTTATATATAAAACATGAGATTGTTTATGTTGTGCTGGATCATCAGCAATACTGTTATTAGTATAATCTACAGTAAATAAATATTTACCTCTGAAAAACTCTCCTCCTATTTTACATAACCAAGGAGATGAACTAACTCTATCCATTGTGATAATTGAATGATCTCTTGATTCGCAATCCCAAGGTTGAGCTAAATGATCTTCCATAGGTATAGGAAAATCTTCCATAGGTATATCTGCTACTAATCCTTGTATAGGCATTCTTGCCCACATAGCACCACCATGTATATTGCCTTCATCATTATCTTCACAATCAGATTCGCATCCTGTAAATACTACTTGGAAGCTTAATGATCGATCAGGTATTGTGTTAACTGCGATTGCAAGTGCATGAAGATATTCATTGTGATATTTTTCATGATTGCAAGTGAACTCTCTGCGAACCCAACATTTAAAATGTGGGATGTTACTTATTAGATATGACATAAATATTCTCCTTTTTGGTATATCAATTTATTTCTTTTTCTTTTTCTTCATTGCTTTTGACTTTTTCATCATAGATCCGCCCTTTGATTTTTTCATCATAGAGCCACCTTTTGATTTCTTTTTGCCGTACATATGTACCTCCTGTAGTTAACTAGTTATTTTACTTATACCCGCCACCAGCAGCTTTGTATTGTTTAGCCAACATTTGTGCTTTTCTAGCACTCCATTGACCAGGCTTACCACCTTTACCGCCAGCTTTGATTTTATTAAAAAGTCTTTTACGCATTGTAGGTTTTGTGTAATTACCTGCTTGGTTTACTTTACTTTTAGCTTTCTTTTTTACTGCCATTATAATCTCCTATTTCTTTTTCATCCAAGTAATTAATTTATATAGCTTACTATCTTTTGGCAAGAAGATACTTATAGTTGCCATAAATCCTAATAAACCTATTCCTATTCCTACTGCATGAGCTTGTATATGCTCCCAAATTATTTGTACATGTATCATTGCATACTCGCTTTTTTTTCACCAAAGTCATTTACATCAGGACTTCTTGCCGATCTAGTCATTACTCTTTGTGCTTCTTTTAATTCTTCAGGTTTATTTTTTTCTTCTATAGCTCTAGCTCTAGCTTCTCCAACTTTTAATCCTAAAAAACTTTCTATCTTTGGTATTTCTTGTCCATGTTTACTATGACCTTCTGGTATAGTTTCTTGTATAGTTCCTGTTTCAATAAGTTCTACAATCATAGGTCTAGCTTTTTCTACTGCTTGATTACTATGATCTATTGTATGCTCTAACTGAAATCCCATACCAGATGTAACAGCAACGCATCCACCAAATCCTAAATTTGCTGCTTGTGTTTGTACTTGAGATATAATGGCTTGAATGCCTGATTGAGTTGTTTGACTGACTGCTTCAGTTGCAACAGTTTCTGTAGCTACAGATTCTGTAACTTCTTTGCCCCCTTTGGAATTATAAATATCATCTTTAGAATTTTTAAATTTTACTTCATCTTTATCTTTATAAAGTATTCCTTCAATGATGATTTTTTCACCTGACTCTTTTTTTGACACTTTCTATATACCATATATAATTAATGCAATCATTCTATTACCTGAAATTTTTTTATTTGCTGGCAATATAAACATTTCTGTTTTTCCATTAGGTGCAATATATATTTCATTACCAAATGCAGCAGCTGATCCATCTAATTCAGCATCATCACCTAATTGAAAAAAAGTTCTTGATGATTCTAGTGTTACTACTTGAGCTAATCTATCATAACTTTGAGCAGTACTTTTTTGATTAGCATTAAGAGTTTCACATTCTTCTGATTTAATTTTAAAAGCTGTACCTGCTTTTACTGCAATATCTGCTGCTAAATTAGTATTCATTGACATTTTATTACCTCTTTCTATTTAACCTGTGAACTTCCAAAATAAAATCCTACAAGGGCTAACATTGTTTGTCTTACTTCTGGTAACAATACATAACCTTGTAATTCAATCCAACCATTTCCTTTTGCAAACATATCTCCAAAAAGAAATCCAAATAAACCACCTGCTTTATTAGCTTCTATAGTTACTGGTTCGTTAAAAAAGGCAAGTATGAATGGTGCAAAAATTACAGCAAACAACGTACATATAGCTATAACTCTTCTAACTATAGCACCAGCTTGTCCTGTTCTAGCCATTGCTTTGTCAGCAGAATCATCTGCTGCACCTTGTTTTTTTAACATACCATCAAGCATTTGTGCTTGTGATTGTGCTTGAGCTGCAATAAGTTTCATAACAAAACCTGATAGCGACCCACCTAACATTGCTAATAATTCTACACTCATATTAATACTCCGACATTCTTCGTCTTCTTTTGCTTCCTGCTTTAGTCATCCCACTTTTTTTAGGATTTCTTCCAACAATTTTTTTCTTACCACCAACTGTAATATCCATACCCATCTTTTTTGCTTGTCTTCTTGCTGCATTCATTCCTCTTTTAGTGCTAGCAAATTTTCTACTTCCTGTCCTAAATGCCATATTTATTCCTCGTTTGTATTTCTTCGTATATGTTTATATCCTTTTCATATATTTTTTCAACAATTTTTATTGTATCTTTATTATAAATCTGATTGAAGTTATACTTTTTATTATTACTATTATTAATTTTTAATAGTGGGGTTATTTTTCCATAGTTATATTTATTACAAAGAGTAACCCATTCTTTATTTATATTTTTTAAATCTATTATGTAATCTGCAATAATATTATCTTTATAATCTGTAATAAATTCATATTGAGGTTTAATAATAAGTTCTTCAAATTTTTTGTTTTGCTCTAAATAATAGTTGTAAATATTTTTACAAAAAGAATTAAACGAAGACATATCTTTAAATGCTTTTGAATATAACTCCTGAAACCAATCTTTGTTTTGATTTTTTATTTTAGGATTTTCTTTTTTCTTTTGTAGTATTCCATATGTATATGCAGAGTATAATCTTTCAAAAGGATCTCTATATATTGCTAATATTTTTATATTATTATTTTTTATAAAGTTATAATTTGTTTTAGAAATTAAATGTTTACAAGTTCCATGTAATCCTAATCTAAAGATAGGAGACTTCCACCAAAAATTTTTAATGCTTTTATAAAAAGACATTCCTCCACTTTTAGGAATATGAATAAATAAAATTTTATTTGTTAATGTTTTTTTTAAATATTCTTTATATAAATAATTTTTAGTTTCATTAGTATAAGTAAAAGTTATACCCATATTTTTTCTTTGATTAATTAAAAATGTTTTTAAATCCATTATATCTAAATTATTATTTCTTATATCTTGATAATAGTAATATGTGTTATCTTTAGTTTTTAATGTTAATTTTATTTTTCTTTGAAAATAAAAAATATTATTTAAATCTTTATTAAAAAAATTAACCTGAACTCTTCCAAAAACTGTATCATATTTATTATAATTAATTTCTGTTCCAAATAATGTATCGAAATAATAATCTATAGTATAAGATGTAGGAAATTTATCTTTAACTTTAAAGTAATAAGTATCTTGTTGTGTATATTGAAAACATCTTATTTCAATAGTATTAACTGATTTTATTTTATCAGGATATTCATTTAACAAATCAATACAATCAGACCAGTCTATTGTTAGTTTACCTAATCTATTATTTGAAACAGTATTTTTTTTTAAATCATTATAAGATTCAAAACATGGATAAGGTCTAGATTTATTAGTATGATAAATATATTTATCTTTAAAATTTATTCCTGCTGCTACTTCATATTGTTTTATTGTTCTTTTATTTCCTAATCCATATATGCCTTTTATTTTTCCTGAACATATATCAAAAGATTTTTCTAAACTTTTTTCATTTAATTCATTAGCTTTCGGATTTTTATAATGATTAGTAATTCTTCTTGGTCCTGCACTATTACTTTGTTCATGATATACTAATGGTTTATCTGGTAAATAAAAATCCCAACCTCTAGTCCATGCTCTCATAGCAATAGTTATTTCTTCTCCATGAAAATATAAATCAGGATCATAAGGAACTTCTTGAAAAAATTTACCATCAGAAAAAGATAAACATGCTCCCCAAAATGCATGGAGTTTTAATCCAGAGTCAGTTCTGTTAATAGGTTTAAATAAAACTAATTCAGAATCATCTTTATAACATGGATACATGTAAACAAGTTCTTTATATTTATATTCTGTGTGTGTATCAAATTTTGTGCAATAAGAACTTATACATGCTTTTTCGGAAGTTTTTAAACATCTGTTATGCATTTTAATAAACTCTTCATCCCAGTCTTGATCAAACCTAGAATGAGAATCAATCATTAATACATAATCTTCATTGTCATATAATTTATTGCATTCATATCTAGCCCAACATGCACCATTAGATTCTGTATAATGTACATTTTTTATTTTAAATCTTTTGTCATTATCAAACTCTTCAAACAAAAAATAATTATCTTCATCATGCTGGTGTAATATTCCAAATCTTAATCTATCTGGATACTTTGCTGTATTTAAAGCATCGTATACAGTTAATAAAATTTGATGATCTAGATAGGAAGCAATATTAATGAATATAGTTTTCACTATTTCTTTTTAGACTTTTTTTTGGATACCTTGTTAGCTTCTTGCAATTCGTCTAGTTTTTTAATTCTTTCTTTTTCTACAGCTTCTTCAGCTTTAGCTTTAAGCTCTGCTTTCTTTTTATAGATAGCTTCAATTAAAGTAACACGCTTTGCATTATTCCATCCTTTAATTCCTAAATCTTTAGCTTCTTCACGAAGCAATTCTAATTCAGTTAATTCATTTCTTGCACCTAATGGATTGCCATCTTTATCACAAGGAACCCAAACATCATCTGTTAGGTATCCATTTTGAGGAAAAACGAGTCCATTAATTTTACTTACTACGTATTCTATTTTTTCTGACATTTTCTTTCTCCTTAAAAAAAAGAGAGGGGTTACCCCCTCTCATAACTTAACTATATATATTATGCTATATTTGCATCTGGGGAAATAAATGATAACCCAATTGCATCTTCTTGCACAACTTTGAATCCGTAAACTTGAAGTCCACGATGTAACATACCGAATCCATCAGGATTTTGTAACATTTCACTCTTCAATAATTGAGTAGCAAAAGTTAATCCTACAGGATGTCCGAATATACAAGTGTAAACAGTATTCCCACCTGAACCACCATTAGTGATTTTAGTAAGGTTGTTAGTTCTGTAGATAGTAAATCTATCTATTTGACCAACTACTCCGTTACGCTTCATTGATGTAGCATCACCAGACTTATTAGCATCCCCTAAATCGCCTTTCTTAATGAAAGAAATTAATTCAGGTGGAAGTAAGAAATAACGACCTTCTTCGTTAACATTCTTTTCATCTAATAATGATCCAATGTCGATCATATGATCAACTAATGAAGCACCACTAGCTTTAGCAAGGAATGGATTTGAATCAGTATCCCCATCCATTTCAGTAGTTGGTTTTAATGAAATAGAACCAGCAATGTTTTGAAGAACATCTTTTTCTACTTCGTTACGAAGTTGATAAGCTGCTTCTGCTGTCCACTCGCTAATCCAATTTTGAATATCTGTTTGCACATTATCAACATCGTCTGTAGCGAATGCCCAATATTTACCTTTGTTGATTTCTAATGTTACAGAATCAACTGTTGGATTATCATGAGCTAATGCTAAACCTTTAGTGTGAGTTTTAACATTAATAGTAGGTAACTTTCTAATAATAACTGCGTCACCTTGATTTTGAATTTCACCTTCATAATCTGTATTAGCAATTTCTCCTAATACAGAACTTTCATAGAACTTAACTAATAACTTACCAGCATACAAAGTAGGAATGTATTTAGTTGATACACCATCACTGTTATCAGTGTTGCCGTTTAAAGCAATCCAACCAGTAGTTCCTGTAAAGTCTGTGCCAGTAGTAGTTTGATATCTATTATAAGACATTTTTTTCTCCTAACTTAATTTTACATTTAATAAACATGCAGCACAGACTAGTTTTCATTTAAAAAATTCTTCCTGTCTTGGCTGCCTCCATAATCTGTGCTTCAATTTTTTCAGCTTCTTCTTTACCTTTTTTACCTTTAAACCTTCCATCAGCTAAATCTTTATAAAACAACTGAACACCTTTTTTTGTAAACCTAGGTTGTTCAGGTTGTGTTACTTGTTTAGCATGAGCAGTGGTTTCTGGTTTAGTAGTAACCGATGCTTCATTAACTGAAACGGAGCCAATAGGTTTATAAGCTTTTAATAAATCAACTAATGTAGCAACGTCTCCATTGTTGATTGCATTAGCACCTACATCCCTATTCTTTAAACCACTATTTGTGTCATAAAGTTCAAGAAATGAAAACCAACCAGTATCAGTAGAGTTTAAAGTTTTAGCACCAGGATAGTACTGTTCAACATTATTCCAAAAAGAAGTAGTGTCTACTACAGGTACTTGCTTTTCCTGTTGAGCTTTTAAACTCTTATTAATTAGTTCATTAACATATTCTTTTATCTTTCCGCTCTCCAGCTCTTCTTCGAGTGTGCCTTTGATTACTCTACTTTGAATATCAAGAACATCATCTCCAAGTTCTTCAGCTTCTTGTTCAGAGATATGTCTTTTAGAACCTGGAACTTTATTTACATTCTTTAGTTCTTCTAACTGACTCTTCATTTCTGCTAAAGAATCTTTCAATTCTTTATTCTCACTATTCGCTTGTTTAAGTTGCGAATCGATTCGCCCTTTAAGACTAGCGTTCCTCTGTCTTTCTAAATCCAAATCTTTTTGAAGTGCCTCAATATCAACTTGAGGAAATACTTCTTTAGTTTCTTCATTTTGGCTCGACAGAGCTTCATCATTACCTTCTGCTTCTTCTACAACTTGAGTAGTATTTTGAAGCTCTTTTAATTGAGCTTCCGCTTTCTCTAATTGCTCTAATGCTTGTTTTGGTACTGACATATTTTCTTTCTCCTTATTGTGTACGCCCTTTCGGGATATGTACGATTATGGGGCTGCTATTGCAGATTTCCCTATTTATGACTCAACACTTGTTGAGTCTTCTAAAACTTTTATTAAAGATTTCAAACACCTCGTTGTTCCCTGACCTATTTGAATCTTTGTTAAATCTAAATCATCATTAGCTTCTCTACAATTATCTAAACATCTTTGCAAGTAAGAAATAAAAATTTTAAACACCTGGCTGTTGCTGTACATCAGGCGTATCGCCTCCAGTTCCTTCTGGTTCGGTTTGTCCAACATTAGTATCTCCTTGTATTTGACTAAATATATCAGCCATATTTTGTTGACTATATCTTGCTTGTCTAATATCTAACTCTCTATTATCTGTAGCATTACCTAATTCTATTTCTCTAGCTTTAAGATCTAGTTGTGCAGCTTTCATTTCTAGTTCAGCCATAGCTACTTGATTTTCTCTTTCAACTAGTGCTTGTTCTTTTTCTATAGCTATTTGATTTTGTTGTATTTTTTGTTGTTGCAATAAACTTTCTTGTTGTATTAATGCTTCTATTTTTTCTTGGCTAGGTGCTATATCATCATAATCAGTTTCTAATGATTCCATAGCATCAGCTAATATTTTAGCACGACCATCTAATCCTAATATCTTTTGATCAAATTCATTATTAGTAACTTGTAATAAACTTAATCTTCTTTGAGATAATTCTTCTTTCATAATTAAAGATATGATTCCATCAGACATAAACATCATATCTCCTTTTATATCATCATCTTCATTATTCATCATATTCCAGTCATATAATTTTTCTACAATGTTTTGGAATATGTATCTATCTAATCCAAGTAATACTCTTTTTAATCCTTTATTAGAATTACCCATTAACATAGCTAATCCAGAAGATGTTCTACCTGCACCTGCTACTTTATCAGAACCATAGCTATAAGCTGGCATCTCTAAAGTTAAATCAGCAATACGCATAGATTGATTTATAACTCCTAACATTTCTCCTGATCTAGAATCAGGTTGAAAGAAATCTACTAAAGGTGCTGTAGTATTTCCCATATTAGTTCCTTGCCATATTTTCCACGGATACATAGATGATATATCTTGTCCAGTTGGTATTCTGTTAGTATCTGGAATTATAACTTGTGGTCCAGATGCAATGCCTAAATTATTTACCATAGCTCTAGCTGCAGCATTAGTTATATCTTGTTCGCTTTTAATTAATTCAGGAATACTTTTATACCAAAAGCTTCCTATTTCTTTACAATATCCATATACTGAATATGGTCTTTTCTGTTCTGGATGATCATTTAATTTTACAAAAACAATAGTACCCCCTACTGTAATTGCATTAATATCATAATCCATTAATGGATCTATTTTCTTTCCATTTACATCTTTTGTTATTCCATAACTTTCAAGCATTCTTCCTGGTGTAAAACAATAATATTCAATAGCATCTAACATTGATGAAGACATATTAGTTGCATAATTAGTATCTTTATTTTCTAAATCATCTCTTTCCTCTGTAAAAGAATAATCATAAGCTGAATCTGTTCTTCCTCCATATCTTGCAACATATTCAATATTTTCTTTTATATATCCATCTTCATTTCTATTTAATAATAATGATTGTCTAGATATAATCATTCTTTCTGCAAGAAATCCTTCATCAACATTTTCACAAGAACGACCAGGATATAAATCTAAAGGAGATACTCTTTCAAAGGTAGGTATAACTCTTTCTTCATATTTAATTACTGTCTTCCCTTTTTTCTTTTCAAATCCTGATTTAATTTTTCTTTTTCTAAATATTGGACCTTTAATAATAGCTGCTTTAGATGAAGCTAAATCCATTACTGCTTGATAAAAAGCATTTAACCAATCTCCTTCAATCATTTGATCATGTAATACTCTAGACATCTTATCAGCTTTTTTATGTGCTTCTTTATAATTAGCTGTTATTACATCAGCTCTCATTGAAGATGCTAAATCATATGCTTGTTTTTCTGTCATTTGTATACCTTGAGCCATTGACTCATCATATTTAGCCATAACTTCACCAGCTATTCTAACTTGATCTTCTCTGGGTATATCTGCAATAGGTGTAGGTTTTAAATCCCAAGTTCTTTTTCTTTTAGCATTAGTATAAATGTCATGAACAAATGATTCAAATGCTCTACATTTTACTCCTGTTAATCCAATAAATACATCAGAGGATCCTGATTCTTTTATCCTTGCTAGTTTATCAGGACTATATTCTCCATTCCTTCTATTTAAATTATCTATAATAGTAGCTTGAATATTAGATTCGTTTTCTTTCCAATCTTTTGCATCATTAAAATTACTATTTAAATAACCTTCTAAAGTATTTAGATACTCATTTTGTTCTTTTTCATAAGCATCATCCATAGCTTGTTCTTCAGCTTCTATATTTTCAACAAGTTCTTTTTGTGACACTATTCCTGCTAAACCAGATCGTTCTCTTTTTTCAGCCATAATATTTTCCTATTTAAGTCCATGCACTTATATCGGCTTTTATAACATTCCTAACATTTGTGTCAACAACAGGTTTTACTGTAGGATCTACAAGACCACCTCTAATGTGTACAAATGCATATTGTAGTGCATCACTAATATGAGAATAAAAATTTTTATCAGGTACTTCATGATATCGTTTTCTTCCCCCTGTTCCTCCCACTCTCATCTCTTTAAACTTATATTCTCCTAAAAAACTTTTTCTTAATATAGGACACTTTGGTCCTATCTTTAATGCTGCTCCCCCATCCACCATGCGAGTTAGATAAAACTTCACAGCATCTCTTCTTGCTAATGGCGAATTAGTTGAACAAGGTATTGTTCTTATACCTAGTTCATCTAACATATTTATACAGGTTTGCCCATCGGTCTGGCTTCTTGCGTTTCCCGCAGGATCCGCTACCGATATAATCGGTAGCCCAAAATATTCAGCTCGTATTTTAGGATTAACTACTTCTTCTACAAATCTTCTTAACTCCATATCTTCAGATACGCACTCATCTATAATATATACTGTTCCTTTCGGAGAACATTGTAAGAATGCACATGCTGGAGTTAATCCAAAGTCCCATCCAAGTATTAAAGGTAACCCTCTAAATATTTCTATATCTTCTGGATGATAATGAGCAGCGTCATTATATTCAGGGTACACAGGTTTACCTCTAATTATAGATCCATACTCTCCCATTAAATATACTTTAACCCACTCTGGATCAGCCCCATGTGCTTGACGCAGCCAATAATTATATCCTAAATCTTGCCATTGTACATTTTCTGCAGCAGGTATCCCATCTACTTGTCCTTCATTAGATACATAATCTATAGGAGTCCCAAACCCTTTCTCTCCATAAATAGGTAATATTGCAGGTGGTTGTCTAAAAAATCTATGATTAATAGGTTTAGTTATCTCTGCTCGTTTATGCCACCAGTGATCATCAGAAGGTGGGTTAGTATCCATAATTACTCCTGACCAAGCTGTTCCTCCATCTATTTTTGCTGGATAACGACCTGTTCTTTGCAATGCCATCTCCACTACTTGCTCATCTAACTCTGATGCTTCGTTTAAAAATGCTCCTGTTAACTCTAATGATTTTAATTTTCTAACATCTTCTGGTCTATCAATAGCCATAAAGATTACTTCTGCTACAACTCTTGTACCATCTCCAAGCCAGAAGTCCATTTTACCTGTGATAGGTGGAGACATATTAATATGACATATTTGATCTGGTATCCAGTCAGCCCATGTCTTCATAGTTGTAGATATTAATTCAGGATAAGTATTACGAATAAACGCCCATCTAGATCTTCTTGTTACCCCATCCTTTCCTACCTTTTGCTCTAGCATCCTGCTCCACGCTTCCATACAGCATATTACTGTTTTACCTGTTCCTACAGGTCCCATTACTCCTCTTACATCAGAGCTATCAGCATGAAATCTTTTTGCAGTAGGTTCTGGAACGTATGGTCTAATCTCTAAACTTTGTTTCATCGTTTTACTAACTCCTGCTTAATAAAGTATTCGCCAGAAACTTTAGCTACTCTCATAACTTCTCCTGGTCTAATCCTTTCAGAAATCCATTCTACAGCAGTTGGCATACTTGCAAAGTCTATTGTTTTAGCTTTAGGATGTTCTATCCACCCTCCATCAGACATTCTTGTTTCTACTACTACTTTACTCTTCCATTTTCTTGCCATCGACTATCTCCTCTACTGCTGTTATATCTGGTCTACCATAATCATCTGTAGGGATATATTCAACTTTGCATTTATTTTTACATAGCAAGGATATTTCTATAAAAACATCTCCCACGTCTATTAGATTTAACTCAAGTGATTTAATTACTATCCTGTTTTTGCCTCTAAAAACTTTATCAAATGGTACCCATCCATTCTTAAATAATGTATAACATATAGCTGTAGCTATCTCTCCTTGCATCTCTCCTCTTTCTGGATCGGTTAACAATGATGAATAAGTATTTCTTAACGTAACTAGCGTTTTATGACGTTGACCTTCATTAATTGCTTCTGGATCTAATATAGCTTTAAGCTTACCGTTATTGCTAATCTGTGGTATATCTTCTTGATGATAATGTTCAGGTAGACTAACTTCTTGTTTTATTATATTAAACATTGATTCAGTATCTATTAAATCCTCTTCTCCTACTGTAGTAGCTACAATACCTTTATCAAATATATATCCTAATCCTACTATAACAGAAGCATAAGCTGTTACTAACTCTTTGTTATACTTGGGATTAAAATCTTCAGGTAACTCTAAATCATGCCAAACTTTATTCATAATATTCTCCTTTAAAAAACATGGGGGATTCAGCTTCTCGCTTTCCTCCCCCGTCATCTTGAATGAGGGTTATAACTGATGACTTTTTGTTTATACGAAAATAATAGAATCCTGTCAACAAGTTTCTGTACTTTGTACAAAATCTGTATAGAAGTTTCTATATCCCCCCTGATTTGAAATTTATCTAAAAAATTTTACCAAGTACTGAAAGTATATAACAGCCGTAGATGAGGTAGTATATATTATATATAAACACATAGACCCTATCATCATTGGTCATCTATATAAGTAGATAGATACGATAGCGTTGCTATGGGACCCCCCTAGCTAGAGTTAGTCTATGTATGTATAGATAAACAACTAATGCTATCGTATGCTATCATCAGAGTTGCTTTACAGCGAACTCTTCTAAACGTTGTCTTCATCGGTAATATTGCCATTTAATTATTAATTATAAAGGAGACATTATGTCCAAAGATACGAGTGTTTCTAGGGTTGAACTCGATAAAGACCCTAGTGTTGTTGCATTTATGCATTTCAACAAGAATGGAGATTCAGAGATGTGTAGTCCATTCTATATCGGTGGTGGAGCGGAAGCTGGCACCAACACTAACGATATACAAGCTGGTCTAAACGACGGCACGTATATCGGGTTCCTGAATCCATATAAATCAGGCAAAGGTCATCTGTTGGTTGTTAAGACTCGCAATGCTAAATCAGGCAACAGATATACTGCAATGTAATGGATTCAGTATATAGATGCCTATCATGATGATAGGTGTCTATGTTTTTTATAGCGGGATAACGTAGAAGAGCTAGAGATTTTTTTAAAGGAGTTAATTATGGAAAGACTAATATGTTGTATCTGTAACGTAGACCTATCGGATAGGGATGACCTAGAGAATAGAATGTGTTACAGCTGTGTTGTCGGAGATCCGATGGAATTAAATAATCATGATGTAAATATAGAAAGGATATTCAATGAATGCACATGACGAACCTGCAGTTAGGGAGATAGACCCAGCAGAATATAATGGTATCAAAGATAAAGCTGTTGATATGCCACAAGACCAATTGTTAGATGAGTATGCTCACTTAACTATCAGAGAGAATGAACTCGAAGGTAAAGTAAAAGATATGCAAAAAGATATAGAGTTTGCAAATAAGAATATGTAATGACATATCTAACTGATGAACAGAAGACTGTCATCGAATCCAACTGGCAAAAACGTAATAAGATAGACCAATAGGTCTGTCTTTCTTTCGTTGGTAAAGCTTTCGCTTTCAGCGGAAAGCTTTTAAACGTAGTCTTTAATGGTTTATAATTGCAATATAGACCAGCACTGGCTGAATAAACGTGTGGATTAGTTAGCGTTAAGGCACTTGGGCTTGAGCAATGTACAAATGTATGAGCAGAGAGTGATAGGTACGAGTAGAATAGAAAATTTCTATAATTCCTCGAAAGTTACAGGTAACAGAATATTCCTGTGTGCATCTTATTAAAGTATGAGAATGAACTCATGCTTTAATTTTTTAATATAAGATATAGAATACGTACGTGAATCTCTTATATTACTTTATACTATAGTATCTCTAGCGTAGCGTTGGAGTATAAACTAAATTGCATCAGCAAAGTATCTGGAGCTGTATAAATATGATAGATACGGGTAGCTACCAGCTTGAGTGGTAGTTTGGTTTGACTGTCGCCAAAGGAGATTCTAAATATATAAACAGGGGAGCGGCACGGAGATGAGCAGAAATCAAGATGCGTTTGTAGTTGGCATATGTCGACAAGTAACTGACGATGTAATCATTTCCTACCCCAAA